GCAGAGGACTGCAACTCCTCTATCGTCGGTTCGATTCCGACTGGCGCCTCCAACATAATATGCCGGTGTGGCGGAATTGGTAGACGCGCACGACTCAAAATCGTGTTCCTCTGGAGTGTCGGTTCGACTCCGACCACCGGTATCAGATTTAAGGTTCTAACTTATGTTAGAGCCTTTTTTGTGTTTTCTTTTACACGACTGTTTTTACAAAGAATCGTATTCATTGAATCGTGTTCATTGCTAAAGGGAGTGTAAGCATGCGCAGAAAAAGAGAACTATCCAAAGAAGAATTGAGAATTATTCATACAAGAGTGAGTGATGAAGAGGCAATCGATGAGTTCTTCAAGCACTGTTACTTAAAAAATCTTCGGCAAGCAACAATCGACTACTATCGGAACGAGTTCATGGCAACGAAGCGCATCTTGAACAAAGAGTTGGTAGATCTGGAGACTTCGGACATTGAACATCTCATCATAATCAGTAAAGAGAGAATCAAGATCACAACTATCAACACAAGACTGAGGGCTTTAAGAGCGTTCTACAACTTCATATACAGAAAACGTCTCATCTCAACAAATCCGATGGAAGATATAAAACTTCTTAAAGATCGTCACAAGATGATAGACGCTCTAGAGAACAGTGAAATCGAAAAGTTATTAAAAGTCATGCGAGACGAAAAGACATTTGTCGGTTTTCGAGATGAAGTGATCTTTCTTGTGTTCTTGGACACAGGGATCAGGCTATCAGAACTTGTCGGTATTGAGATTGGTGACATCAGGGGAGACGAACTCCTTGTTAGAAAGACAAAGAATAATTTCGAGCGAACTGTTTATTTGTCAGAGTTCACGCAGCAGCAATTGAAGCGCTACTTAGTCATTCGAGGGCAATTAGATACAGATGCTCTATTTATCAATAGAGACAATGGTCCTTTAAAGAGTCACAGTATTCAAGGGCGCTTTACTCGCTATGGGCAGTTGGCAGGTATCGAGAAGAGGGTGAGTCCTCATACATTTCGGCATACGATGGCCAAACGCATGGTGATGGAGGGAATCGATGCATTCTCTCTGATGCACCTATTGGGTCACACGGACATCACCGTCACAAAAAGATATGTAAACCTATGGGGCAAAGATTTGAAGCGCAAACATGGCAAATATGGAGCTCTGAAGGGACTTCGGTTGTAGGTGTGTACGAACGTTTGTTCGTATTATAAAATGAAAAATAGAGCCGTGAGATGGCATTCTCACAGACTCCGGGGTAATCAGAGGTTCCGTTAAAGTCGTTATAATAACAACAACACGAAACACACTACTAATGTTGTTATTATAACGGCTCTCTCTGAGAAATTCAAATCCAGTGTAGGGGAGAGTTTGAGATGAGTCATTACTTTACAAGAGACGATCGAGATCAACTCATCTACTATCAAGTACCGAAAGTGTTGATAGTGGGAGAAGCATATCGAGATATGAAGCCGAATACAAAATTAGTCTATATTCTATTGTTGGATCAAGTGAAGTTATCGATGCAGAACGATTGGCAGGATGACGGAAAATATTATGTACGTCTTGGCGCTGAAAAGGCGGAAGAGTTATTAGGTATGTCTTCATCTACTTTTAAGCGTTGTAAAAAAGAATTGGCCGACTATGGTTTGTTGGAAGAAGAGCGAGATGGACTTACACGAGCGAATAAACTATTTCCGTTGAAACTAACATATACGGATGATGATTTGATTAAAGTAAACTCGGACACTGAAACTGCAATCAAAGAAGACATGGATCATGCTGCCCAAGTTAACGACAATAATATGCAATTAGATAAGGCCCCAAGCCTGAAGTGTCAAAATGATCTTTCAGGCGATGAGGTCACTTTGAACTCTCCTGAAGGGTCAAATTGGTCAGAGCAAAGGGTCAAAATGACCCATCAAGAAGGGTCAAAAAGAACCACTAATAAGAATAACTATATTAATAATAACTTAAGTAATAATAATGATAACAAATCTGTTAACAAGCTTGTTAACAAAGAAACGGTTATCAATGACATTAGAAACGATGAAGATGAGGTAACAATTCACAAACTCACAAACGAATATCGCCTCAAGGGTCTCAATAAAGATATTGTGCTTAGAGTCGTTAAAGAGGTAATGAACAATCGAAGTGAAATTAAAAACTTGGGTGGATATTTGCGCTCTTGTTTGGAGACGACTTTATACAGAACAAGAGCGAAGAAAGGCGAAGTAACGTATGAGGAGAAGCAAGAATATATTGATCGAGTCTTTGGGATGGGCTGAGGAGCTCATAAATGGCTCGTATTAGACTTCGGCTCTTTGAGAAATATGAATACTCATCAACTTGGTGATTGAGCAATGAACAAGCTCTACGGGAATAAAGGATAACTCTCATAGAAATTAATCTTAGGCTATTTTCAATTGTGATGTCGATTTAGTCTGAAGGAAATGAAAGATGATATCTGCTAGCTCACTTCAGAGCGCAGCGTTTACGTTTTCAATGGCACAGATATAATAAATAATTCTCTAATTAATTTTTGATATTCGTTTACGTAATCATTTATCTAGATATAAATGTATTACAACCGAATAACATTGGAGACATTAAAGTGCCGAGAGTTCACTCCTATATCAAATAACTCCGAGGTCCGTAGATGCCGTTGCAAAATCAAAACTCTGCTGATGGATATGGATTCATTCGATATTGACCAACCTTATCAATATCTTGCAATGATGAATTCATTATTATCCGTTATTAGGGTTTTTAATATTTGAACCTAACAGAATTGACTGTTGAATCAATATTGGGTGGAGCGTTTCTTCATGACACGGTAAGAAGCTGTGCATGTCGCGACATTAAGATGTGATAATTACCAAGGCTCGGATGAGGTAATTTCTTTTGAAAAAGTTTTAAATTTTTTTCGAAAGTTATTTTAATGTTTTTGAGTTATATAATGGGAAATTTTAAAGTTTTTAAATTAATCATTAGTCAGTTGATTAGTGTTTAGTTGTTGATCAATAAAAAAGAACCTCCATCTAGCGAAAAAAGATGAAGTGAGGTCGAGATTCGAAGAATCCGAACGAACGAATACTTTTTTCGATATGGCGACGACCCAGCGAAGCGGTCGTTAGCCACTAGAATAGGTTATAAACAGTCCATAAAGTTACATAAATGTTGTAATTCATAAGTCCTTAATTCTTCTAGCACGAAATACTGTGTAATAAGTATTAGAAAAGTGTTGGTATACATAGCTTCGTAAGCTCCTTCTCTTAAAAGAAAAAAAGTTATTAAGAAAAAAATAAATAAAAAAATTCGTTACCTAGCGGAAAAAGTGAAGTGAGATCGAGATTCGAAGAATCCGGTCGAACGAACTCTTTTCCGATACAGCGTCGACATGGTTGCGGAGCGACAAGCGGAGCAGTCGATGCTAAAAAGAGTTCAATTATATAAATAGCAATTTACGTTTGAATTTCGACTGATATAAAACAAGTGTTAAATCAAATATCAGGAGTGAAATTCAAATGGAGAAAGTAAAAGTAATTGATGCAATCTGTGGTGCAGGAAAGACAAGTTATGCAATTCAAATGATGAATGAGAACACTTTCGGCAAAAAGTTTATCTTTGTGACTCCGTTCTTATCAGAAGTTAAACGAGTCATTGGTACAACAAATTTAAATATGGCTACTCCGATTGCAGCAAGAGGAAAAGGGAAAAAACTAGATCACTTAAAGAAGCTACTGGCTGATGGAAGATCAATCGCAATCACACATCAACTTTTTAAGATGATGGATCATGAAGCACATGAATTAATTCAACAGAGTGACTATTCATTAATTATGGATGAAGTGGCCGAGGTTATTGAGGTATTTCCAATAGCAAGTCAAGATATTGACGTTTTAATTAACGGAGGGCACATTCGAATTGAAGATGATTCTAGTGTCACTTGGCTCTCAGATTACAACGCTGAGGAAAAATATGCGTTATTTGCTAATGTGAAAAATGCTGCTAACTTAGGAATTCTGATGGCTTTTGGAGAAGACAAGTTGCAGATGGTATCTTTATTACCTGTAAGCGCGTTTAATAGTTTTCAGGAAGTCTATATTTTAACTTATCTGTTCGATGGACAATTACAGAAATACTATTATGATTTTTTTAATCTTCAGTACAATAAGTACTCAGTAATTAAGTCTGAAGAAAAATATATGATTGTAAACTATAACAATAGATATGATCAACGAGAGAAGCTCAAAGAATTAATAACAATCTACGAAGACTACTCAACTAAGGGAAGACCGAGTACTTTGAATACAAATTACTATAGTCGAATCACTAAAGCTCATAAATATCTCTTATCACACTCTTGGTATGAAAATGCGCATTCAGAAAAACACAAGCAATTGCAAAAGAATTTAATTTCATTTTTTAGGACCCAAGCGAAAACGACTAATGATAAATTGTTCTGGACAACTTACAAGTCAAAAGCAAAACGCTTGTCTAACGCAAAGTGCAAGTTTAATAAGTATGATGATCGAGAAAAAGATAATTTTGTGCCGTGTACGATTCGAGCTACAAATGATTATGCGCACTGTACAGCAATGGCGTACATGGTCAATCGCTTCTTAAACCCAGTAGAAAAGCAGTTCTTCTTAAGTCATGATATTCACGTGGACGAGGATTTACTGGCGCTTTCAGAACTAATTCAATTTATGTTCCGAGGATCTATCCGAAATGGCGAAAAAATGGCATGTTATATACCGTCGGAACGTCAGAGAGACTTACTAAAAAAATATTTAGATTATTTGCTATAAATTTCTCAAAAAGCTGATACAAACCCCTTAGTTGTGTACATATATAGTAGAGAGGCATATCTCCATTTATATGTACTCGATTTGAGAGGTTTGTAATGAATCTGTCTTCCTTCCTTCATTTACTCTGTCAACGATATTCGTTGATGGAGTATTTTTTTTAGCTACACTTACTGCTTTCAATAGCAACGAATATAACACGGAAAGGGAAATGAAATTTGAGCTTATTTAACTATCAAAAAAATAAAAAATCTACGCAAGGTGATTATTTTGCGCGAACAATCTTAACTGGGACTCGTCCGGTAAAAGTCCGCGAGGAAGATGCGTTGAAGATTCCAACTGTTTATGCGGCCGTAGAGCTGATTACATCATCGATCTCGCAATTACCAATCTATTTGTATCAAGAACAGTCAAATCATTCAGTAGATCGAGTACAAGACGAGAGAGTCGATTATCTCAATCACGATGCAAATGAAGTAGAGACTGGTCAAACATTAAAGAAAAAAATTGTACAAGATTTCTTACTTCGTGGAAGAGCATATCTTTATAAAAAGAACGGATCTCTTCACTATTTATCAGCCAAGTCAATGAGTGAGGAATTGTACACAGAAGACAATATTACAGTTGCACATAAGCGCTATCAGTACAGTGGTTTATCAAGTAATGTCGAAATTCCTTCAGAACAGTTAATTGTTATTGATTCAGGAACAGACGGATTGCTAGTTAATTCAGATAAATTATTTAATACAGCGCTTAGTCAACTTAAATATGAAGAGAACTTACTTTCGAGTGGGGCACTTCCGACAGGAGTTCTTAAAGTACATTCGAAACTAACAGAACATGCAATCAATCGCTTAAAGAAAGGGTTTGATTCTCTCTACACTGGAACTGAGAATACAGGCAAGACAATGATTCTTGAAGAAGGATTAGAATTTTCGAAACTTTCGTTTTCTCCAGATGAATTAAGTCTTCATCAAAGTAAAAGCACAATCACTTCAGAAATTGCACGAGTCTTTAATATTCCAGAGAGTATGCTCAACAGTACGGCTAACAAGTATGCTTCTCTTGAGCATAACAATCTACAATTCTTGCAGAACTGTATTGGTCCTATCATTACAGCAATCGAATCAGCACTTGATAAGAATTATTTACAGTCAGGCGAGAAATTGCTTGGCTATTTCTTTAGGTTTGATACTTCAGAACTACTCAGAACAACAGAGGCTGAGAAAGTAAAAACAGTGAGTCAGGCATTAGAAAAAGGGTTGATCTCATTTAACGAGGCACGTCATCGTCTTGATTTAAAAGGGATTGAAGAAGACTACTTCGTTCTTGGGCTTGGTCAGGTCTTAAAGAAAGTTTCGGATGACAGCATGCTTGTCTTAAATATCGGAGAACAAATCGAGACAAAGGAGAAACATAATGGAAAACACAGTGGAATTACGATTTAAGAATTTACAACTAAGATCAACTGATGCGAATCAGTTAGTAGTAAGAGGATACGTGAACAAGACGAATCAATTAAGTGAAGTCATGGGAACGGCAAAGAAGTTTGTTGAGAAAATTGAACGAGGTGCGTTCACAAAAGCGCTTCAAGTAAAAAAGCAGGACGTTGATTTTCTTGCAGAACATGATCAAGAACGCATTTTAGCTTCGACAAGTAATAATTCACTTGAACTAAAAGAAGATGAGGTCGGTCTATTTATGGAAGCGAGAATTGCACCGACTTCATGGGGGCAAGACTACTATGAATTGATTACTGCAGGCCTGTTTAAAAATATGTCATTCGGCTTCAGAGTATTGAAAGATGAATGGAAGTATCTTGGCAAACAACTTCACGAAAGAACAATCAAAGAGTTAGAACTATTTGAAGTAAGTGTTGTAAAGAATCCTGCATATTCACAATCAAATATTTCAGCGAGACAGTTTACGTTAATTGAAGAAGTTGAAGTTCCATCAATCGAACAAACAGAGAAAACTAAAGGAGAAACTAGAAAAATGAGAAAAATTGAGACACGAAAAAACGAACTAGAAGAAATCTTAAAAGGCGAGAGTCGTTCACTTCAAAAAACTGCAGACGGACACACTTTAGTTCCACAATCAGTACATCAAGACATTGTGCATTTGATGGAAGAGAAGTCTCCAATCTTTGCGCTAGCAAAAAGGTACGATTCAGTCAGTGGTAATTTGAAAATCGCACGAGAAGACGATTCTATTGAAGCAGGATTTGTAGGTGAAGGCGATGATATTATTGAGAGTTCATTCGGATTTGAATACGCAGAGCTAAAGCAAAAACGCGTTGGCGCAGCAGTGACGCTTACGAATCAGTTAATCAATGACAGTGGAATCAATATTGAAGACTACGTTAAATCATTGTTGGCTAGACGAGTTGTTAAGGTCGTTGAGCGTTCTATGTTAGTAGGACAAGAACCTGAGGAGTTAAATGGTATCGTGCATGATGAAAATGTAAAGGCAATTTCGATGGATGGTGTTGTGACGGTAGATACACTTGTTGATCTATATACATCAATTCATCCTGAGTATCTTGATGATGCGGCATTCATTATGGAGAAAGGATTCTTTGATCAAATTGCAAAATTAAAGGATTCAAATGGTCATTTCTATATGCAAAATGGTATGGTCAATGGTCAATTGATTCGAACGCTTTTCGGAGCTCCAATCCATGTAACTGATTCTTTACCGACTACAACACCTGTTATCTTCGGGAATTATCAAGAAGGCGTATCAATGATGATCAAACAGCAATCAGGACTTCAAGAAATTGTTGATTCAAAGCAAGCACTTCGAGGTTCGAAATTATTAGTGTTTGATATGTATATGGATTCAATCGTGACAAATCCACAAGCACTTGTTAAGTTGCAACAAGTATAAGTAACTATGCGGAATCGTTAACTCGGTTCCGCACTTTTTTTATTTGAATAGGAGAGAGAACTAATGACAAAGAAAATGAGTGGTATGAAAGTTAAGTTATATATTTATCGACAAGGCACTGGCCGAGTATTGGCAGGTCAACGAAATGCTTCACTTGGTCGTTCGGCAGAATCAATTGATGCTACATCGAAAGATACAGAAGGATTCTGGAATGAATCATTACCGGGCTTCAAGTCTTACACGATTGATGCTGACGGCGCATATGTCGAATCAGATGCAGCATACGAAGAACTCGAGACAGCGTTCTTAAATTCTGAAAATGTAGATGTCTATCTTGAAATGCCATCAGGCAAGCGATACGAAGGAAACTGTACAATCACAGACTTCTCACTTGATCTTCCATACGATGATCTCGTAACGTACTCAATCTCACTTCAAGGTAATGGTTCATTGAAGATTATTCTGGAGAGTAATCAGACTGAAGCAATCACTTCAAATGAGGTAGAAGTCTAATGGAACCATCAACTAACACACTAAACATAATCACTAAGTTACAATCCTTAACTGTGCTTCGTCATGACCTAGGTGAAGAGTTATATAGACGATCAGTTGCAGGGTTATACACAAAACATATTGTCAGTAAGGTGAGAGAGCGAGAGATGGACATTGATCGGAGTGATCTACTCTCGCGTATCAATCTAATGATGGTGAGCTTCCAATGTGAAGAAGTATCATATGGCTTTCTTCGTCAGTACATCTGACTGATGAAGATACGCCCTACATAAATTGAAAAAAACATAGTAATGCTCATAATAACTTAGGGAGGAGTGGACGCACAACAGGACCCAAAACTCCTATTTGATGTTGAAATATAAATACATAAAATGTTTAATAAATATAGAAGACGGATTAATTGTAAATAAATTCATAATCAATTATTTAAGAGGTAGGTACATAAAATGACAGCGAAAATAATAAATCGAGATGCAGGAGAGCAAACAAAAGGATTTAGACTCCAAAGATTAAGAGCTTTAAAGTTATTACTCGAAAAATTAAGCGAGGGAAATAAAAAAAGTAGAGTTTTCGCTTCGACAGAATATCTTGATGATGTGTATATAAAAACCGTTAATTCAGAGGGGATTATAATGTATACAGAGGGTGACAAAAATTATAACCCCCAAATGAGATTTTCATTTATGTCACATGAGATATTAAACAGTCTAATAATATTCTTAGATAATTGGTTTCAATGCGATTTTAGTCCGAATTTGTATTTTTGTTTTTACACAAATGTCCAATACACTAAAGAAAAAAATAGCAGCACTATAAAAAGACTAAAAATACAGTTACCCGACAAGTCAATTTTGGAATACTTATTAAACTCGGATATAAATGATGAGGTACTAGAATGCATAAAAAAACGACTGATTTATGAATATAAAGAACAGTATAAAGGAAAAAAAGAAGAAGGTTATATAGACCAAGTAGTCAATCTCAGTGACGTGCAATGGAAAGACTTTCTTGGAAGAATCCAATGGAAATTCGGACAGTACAATGATGTTGAATTAAAAGAGGAGCTGATAGAAATAATTAAAAATAGGGACTTCTTTAAAGATGCGGAAATTACTAATAAAGAAGATATTGCAATTGATTTATTGCTTGAAGTTTTTCATGAAAATGAACAATTATCAGATATAGTGTCAAAGCACGTTTCAGGGACTGATGTTGAAAATATCTTTTTGCGAATATCGAAAGATGTCAACGATAAAGTGAATGATCCTATATACACGATGTGGAATAAATTATCGATTCCCGGAGATACTAGAAATCTTCGTGAAAAAATATCAAGTGTTGACCCTGCTTATAGCAAGTTAAAACTTGGTTTAAAGGCTAGAGAGACTGCATCGATGATAGAGGAGTATAAGAGGGTAACAGACGAAGAAAAAGGTTCTTATAGATATCGTGTTTTCGAAGCTTGCCAAACAGAATTAGTTACTTTATTGACTGTTAACCAAAGCGTTGATGTAGACATGTGGCTAGAACGCATGTTTAAGGCTGCCAAATATCATATTCAGGATAAATCAAAAGATTATTCGTATGCATTTGGTAGTGAAGATGCTTTGAAAAAAGCTATTTTAGAGCTGATTGATAGTTGCTTTTTATCATTTGATGAAGAGGGTTTTTATAGTGAACAATAATGAACAAGTAAAGAAAAGAATTATGTTTAACAAAGAGAGTGATTATTATTTTATCGCCTATAATTTACTGCTAATCCTTGATTCTCTAAATTGTTACGAAGATAAATCTACATTTAATGATTATAGAAAAATAATTTATATCATTCCCTTTATTACCGATAATGAATTATTGAAAATTATAAATTTGGATTATAGATTAGAAAGCGAAGATATAAAAAGGTTGGAAGAAGTATATATAAATGCTCAGTTAAGAGAACCGATTTTGAAATCAGTAATATTCACTTTGGAGAAAAAAGGATATCTAACTCTTGTGAAAAATAGGGACACAATAGGTGTCAGACTAACAGAAAAAGCAAAACTCAATAAATTATTAGCTTATGAAGGGTTTAAATTTGAAATTGAAAATTTTATTACTTTTAAAACTAATCATAAGCGATTGAGCACAGTGAAGCTAGATACAATGATCAATAGAATTTGGAAAAGTAGAGGAGCAATTGTATGGGATATTTAAAGGTTCATAAGTTGATTTATCGTGGAGATAATTACTACTATGAATCACCAGAACTTTCAGATGGAATAAACATAATCGAAGGTGAAAACGGTTCTGGTAAGAGTACTTTTTCAAATTTACTAAGCTATTCATTAGGGAATTATGTAAAAGAGTTTGACTATAATAAAAAAAATGATAAAGTCCATAAAGAAATTGTAGGTGATACAAACAATTATGTATTAACTACAATTTATATTAATAACAGAATGTACACGCTAAAAAGAATTTTTAGAGATAATAAAATTTTTATAAGTGACAATGATGAAACAGAAGTACTACATATTAATAGAAGTGCAACGGTAAAGTATATTTTTTCAGACTGGTTATTAGAAAAGCTTAAAATCCCAGTAATAGAGTACTATCAAGGAAGTAAAAATTTCAAATTGAATTTTTCAGATTTATTCAGGTTAATGTATTATGATCAAAAAACGGAACCAGAAAAAATCTATAAAGATGCTCGGATTTCAGGGAACTTTATTTCTGATTCGGAATTTATCCGGAAAGTGATTTTTCAAATTTTAATGGGACATGAATTCTCGGAATACTACAAAAAAATTGGCGAATTAAACGAGAAAAAAAGAGAAAAAGAGAGTTTGAGTGGTAAAGCTGTAGGATTTTCTGAAATAGCTAAGGAATTTGGATACAAAGATTTAACAGAAGTAAATATAAATCATTTGCATGACTTAATGCACACAAAAAAACTACAAAGCGATAGACTTGAAGTTTATGAAAATGAGTTATTGTCTAAGAGAAAACATTCAATAAATCTAATAGATACTGGGAAAAGGTATAAAAATGAATTATTGAATATCGAGTTAGATATTGAGAAAAACAATCATATGATTAATAGACTATACCGTGAAATGAAGAATATTAGAATATTGAAAAAATCAGTAATGTTAGAAGTTACACAACTTCAAAAAATTATAATCACTCATGAAGAGTTGAATTTGTTTTCTCCTAATACATGTCCTTATTGTCAAAATGAAGTCCACCGAAAAGAAGGACATTGTATTTGTGGCCATGAGATAAATGAAAGTGAATATGAAAAATTCTTTTATACTACAAATGAATACTTAGCTATATTGAAATCAAAGAATAAGTCACTAGAGACACTTGATTTGGCACTAGAATCGTGTAATGAAGAATTATTAAAATTACAAAATATAGTAGAAAAGAACATGGAGAAGAAAAAAGATTTAAAGAAATTAATTGATTTAAGTATTGAGGACTCTATTGAAGAAACGAATATGGCTGCAATCAATGATCTTCAAAAGAAAAAATATGATATAAAAGTAGAAATTAATAACATAGAACAATACGCAGCTGTAAAAACAAAGTATGAAAAATTAATCAATCAAATTAATTTAATTGATAATTATATCAGTAAATCTCAGTCTGTCATCAAGCATCTTGAACGAAGTGCGAATAAAGAAATGGATATTCAAGTACAAAATTTTAGTGAGATTTACAATGATTTTTTAGTAGATATAAAGGATGATATTAATAAAGCGCAGATAAATAGTGAAAACTATATGCCAAAAATTAATGATGGCGAATATAGAGAAGCTAGTATAGACGTTACAGTGAAACTAATGTATTTTGTTACTCTTTTAAAAATTGCAATTGAAAACATTAATGTTCCTTATCCAAGGTTCCTACTAATTGACACACCAGAAAGCAAAGGGATTGATCCAAAGAACTTGAATCAAGCTTTATCTAAATTTCTTGAGTTAGAAAAAATCGAAGGTACTAAATTTCAAGTCATACTAACCTCAGGGAAAGATAAGTATCCAAAAGTAATGCAGAAGTATAAAAAGGGTAGAAGTTTGACTACGGACCAAAAATTATTGAAGAGAACTGAAAGCAATAGTTAATGTAACGAACTTAAAGCATTTCTAGTAGATTATTAGTTGTATGACTTTTCAATTAACAAAGGAGAGAATGATGTTATGAAGATTACTGGAGAAATGATTAAAGAGTTTAATGAAGAAAATAGTAATGGAAGTTTTCAGACATTTGAAGTGGGTATAATTGATATCGATCCATCAAATATTGTTGCTTTAGATTTTCCTGTTGAGGACGTTATAAATGATCAAAAAATGCAGAGGTTGAAAACAAGTGTAGATTCTAATGGTTGGACTAATGAAAATCCAGGGGGATTCTCAATTCTTCAGTTTCCTAATGGTGATTTAGCCGTAAATGGAGGGGGAAATCATAGAGGTTATTTGTCAAAAAGTTTAAAGGAAAAAGGAGAATTGGAGTTTGTGAAAGCAAGTGTACTAAAAGTTGTAAATCTAGATAGCCTCTCGAGTGAAACTAGAGATAGATTGCTTGAACTTGAAAAACAATATTCCTTTTACGAATTGGGAGGAAATGAAGAAATGATAAATGAAAGATATGACATTTTGTCTAGTATAGAAAACTCAAATTAATAGTTTGATTTAGTTGGAGCATAAAATGTAAATTTTATTTCTTCTATATATAGAGGTCCAACTGAATATGTTATTTAAGAAGTTATTTAATTTTCTATTTAAGAAATTAGATAACTTCTTATTTAATTGAAGAAATGATTGAAAGTATTAAATAAGAAAATCAATAAATCGAATAGAAAGGTGTAAATATTGTGTTTCCAAGTAAAGAAAGTCTCGAACAATACCTTAAAGAAAAAATGACAAATGAGGACATCGCAAAAATATATGGATTGTCGTTTCAGAAAGTAATTGGTTTAATAAAGAAGTATCAACTTGATCCCAATGAGCTACGACAAACAGATCAATATATTGTTTATCTTCACCGAGAGGATGGAGAAGTCGTTTATGTTGGTAGTGGCGTTTGGTATCGTATGAGAAGATATACGAATCGTCGGAATGTTGATCATCGGAATATGATGCAGTCTGGTAACTTAGAGTATGAAATCGTGGCGGAGTATGCAGAACGAAGAGATGTGTAATCAACGCTGTTATAATCCCTTATATCAACGTATTAAAAATCCCTCAAATTAACGGATAATGATTCTGACAACCTGAAAATGGAGTGTGAGACATGATCCGAAGTGAGGGATTTTTTATGATTCGTGAGTTAAGAAGCAA